CGCCCATGCTATTCGATCCACTGCCGAGTCTTTTCCACTAACTGAGTCCTCTCCACATGACTACACCCGCCAAGAACGTGAACATCAATGAGACGGCAACCGATACCTGGACAAACCAGGAATTGTATCCGGTTGTAACGTCGACTTCGACTATCATGTCTGGCGTGTATCAAGTCAGAAGGGAGCTGGACATTCGTCCGGCATCGGGAAACGCTCCGATGTCGAATGGATTTCGACTGTGTCGCCCGTTCAACCATACCATAGGCGAGCTGAAACGCGTTCGGTCTTCGACCGATTACGTCATAAAGCTCGGCGTGGGTGGTCATGTTCACAAGCGGCACTTTAACGGTGGATGCTATTGGTTAACGGGGTCACCCCCGCCAACTAGCATGCCAGGTTCTAATTTAATAAACAAGAACCTGGTTAAGACGCTCAACAAGCTTAAAGAACAGGATATTCATCTTGGTAACTTCCTTGCGGAAGGTAAACAAGTGATAGATATGTTCGCAGGTCACACCCGCACTATCGCCAATCAAGTCAGAAAATTCCGTGAGGGAAACCCCACGGCGTTCTATGATGCGAGAAGGTGGCAGCAGGGCGGCCTCGGACGTCACCTCTGGTGTAAAATACCAGGGTCCTGGCTTGAGCTTCAGTACGGCTGGAAACCTTTGATGTCAGACATTTATGGTGGAATCCACCACTTGGTCCGTACAGCACGTGGTTCGCAAGCAATTGTGGAAGTACGTGCAGCGTCCAAGGATCAGACGGAAATCCTCGGTCCGGTTCATACCGGTATCGATGGATGGAAATCTCAGATCGCCTGGCAAAACGAGCAGAAGGTTCATCACGGTCTGAAGTATAAGATCGTGAATCCCAAGCTAGCCGAATTGTCTTCGTTGGGTCTAATCAACCCCGCTGAGATCGTTTGGGAGGTTACTAGGTTCTCCTTCATTGTGGACTGGGTTCTACCCGTAGGACCGTGGCTCAGCAGCTTAACGGCTGATGTAGGCATGGAGTTCTTATCGGGTCACCAGACAACCACCAGTGAGATAACCTTTGGTGAGGGTAGGATGATAGAGGGACCCCTTGCGGGGAACACGCTTCTGGAGGGAGTTGTTGGCCCCCCAGCGTGGACAGGAAAGGTTAAAGCTTTCAACCGGACCTGTTTCTCTTCTACACCCGTTCCGGGGATCTATGTTAAGAATCCCCTATCCACGATTCATGTGGCCAATGCCATTGCCCTTCTTGTTCAAGCGTTCCGAGGTCAGAATCCTAATCGGTTCAACAGAGGTTGAGCACCCTGCAGTCCTAACGGACATCACAGGCTCTGCTTCGCAACTGCGATCGTTTAGTACCTGGTCTCGGAGCGCCCCAAGGGGCGGTAGTGGAGTTGTACCCATGTGAGTCATTCCATCGACCCGTTTTAATACGAGGAATTACCTCATGCCTGCACAAGGTTCAATAACCTTGAATACCAAAGTCTACCTGCCGCGAGGCACCCAACAGGGTGTCTCTACGTGGGTTTTGGCTGGTGACGCTACATTTGGCGGAGCACCGTCTACGCTGACTGAAAGTGTGCGAGGGCCCCTGGCGGACGGTACATACCGAACCCGCTGGGTACTTACCTGCCCGAAGGTAACGACAGTCGATACCGCGTGTGCTTGTGCTGGGACCGTAATTGGCCAGTACAAGGCGGACGTGACCATTACATCGGCCACTGCCCTCACGCTTGCCGAAAGGCAAGACGGCGTTGATCGTCTTCAGAGTCTTGTGGCACTTAGCGTCTTTGACGTCAGTGTCGCAACCCCTGAGGGTTCTTGGTCGTAAGTTAAGTGACCAATGTTCCCAACACGTAGTTTCTGGTTCTCTTAGGAGAGCCCCTCTACGTGATGACATTCATGCATAGGAATCCTACATGAAAACGCTGTTATCTCGTGACTGTTTAGCCGTTGGGCCGGTCCTTGCACTCCTAAGTGAGTGTGGACCTATTGGAGTTCAGATTAGAGATTTGTTTTCGTCTGGTCGGCATAGTGAACTTCTCCAGTACGCAACAGTGGACCCTTCTGGGTTCACGTGCTGGCAGGAGTATATGAAAGCCTATCAGGCGGTCTCTTTACTTAGAAAGTATCCAGGTCTCACTACGGGCATTAATACCGCTCGTGTGGCAATGGAGAAATTCGAAGTATCTGAAAACCAATGTCGTACGACGAATGAGCGTTTCGCTCACGTTCGCACTTTTGATTTCGCTAGGCGCTCTATCCTTGAGTTAGCCAGAAACGAAGTTAAAAGGACCCTACGGGATTTCTCGTGGGATTCGACGCTTCCGTACCTCTCCTTCAGTGGTGGTGCTACTTTTGCCACAAAAAGGAAGTTCGGTCACCCATGGTACAAGTTCGGTGATTTAACACCGACAGTCACAGGGGAAGCACTGGCTCTGACCTCGGCCTTAATAAGGTCGAGTCCATTCATGGCTTCAATATGGATGGTTAACGGGGTGAACCCAAAGGTTTGCCTCGGGAGTCGGATAGAAACTGTTCCGAAGGACTCTCGGTCTGACCGAGTAATCGCCGTCGAACCTCTATGGAATATGTATCTCCAGAAGGGTATCGGTGGTTTGATGCGAGCTCGACTAAAGCAGTCGAACTGTAACCTTAACGACCAAAGCATCAACCAACGGCTCGCGCTGTTGGGTAGTGTTAGTAATCGCCTGGCTACTATAGATCTGGCAAGTGCCTCTGATACCATCAGTAGGGGTCTCGTGGAGTTTCTTCTCCCGGAATCCTGGCTGGTGGCGATGAAGTCTTGTCGTTCTACGCAGTCCTTGACTAAAGGAGGAAAGTGGATCTTTCTCCAGAAGTTCTCATCGATGGGCAATGGATACACGTTTGAGTTAGAGAGTTGTATTTTTCTCGCGCTCACGCGTGCGGTCTGTCGTTTCTTAGATGTAGCGGATAGCGACGTGTCCGTATACGGGGATGATATTATATGCCCCGTAGAGGCCGTGGGTCTGCTGAAGGAGACTTTAGAGTTTTGTGGATTTTCCATGAACCTCGAAAAGTCTTTTATCGAAGGCCCATTTAGGGAGTCGTGCGGTAAGCACTACTTTCTAGGTCGTGACGTTACTCCCTTTTACCTCAAGAAAGAGGTAAAGACCCCGGAAGAGTCGATTTGGCTCTGTAATTCCATCAAGAGACTTGCATTCAGGCTGCAAGGCCTGGACTATGGTCTTTATGGTGGGCTCCGCAAGGCGTGGGAACAGTCTTACGCACAAGTGGATCCGAGGTACCGCGGTTACTCCGTCCCGGAAGGGGTTGGAGACGGTGGCATACTGCGTGACTGGGACGAAGTCTCTCCTAAACCGCGGCCCATACAGGGCTGGGTCGAAGGTTTTGAGACCAAGATCCTCTTACGCAAGTATGACAAGTTTAAGGCACGTAACTGGCCTTGCCTTGTCTGGCGTCTCTCAGAACTCGAGCGACGCGACGCTGCTTCTTCCGCAATGGTGGAGTTTACTCATCACACACATCTGCCGTTCGACGACGCAGGGGCTAAACCCCTTGTTTCACCGTCGAGCCGGGTTGCGTGGACTGACCTTCCCTCATGGGATTGGTCACTTTCACCTGGTGCATATAGGAGCTTAATCGCAAATGACTACGTCTATGCTCCATGGTGGAAACCATGGTGTGTTGACGTGCTCGTGAGTGAGTATCGCCTGAAGGTCTTAGCGAAGCAGAAATGCGACGATGGGATTTCTCTAGAGATATCTTCTCCTAGTGGTAAGTATAAGCTTGGGTCTGCGAAGATCCAAGTACGACAGTGGACCAATCTAGGCCCCTGGTGTGGATAGGAGGTAAACCCCCTCTGCACTACCTAGGTTGTAACTTTCTGGTTTCCATACCAGATGGGCGCTCTCGCTTTGCTTGAGCCGTGAATGCAAACTTACATTC